GCCTCATCCTTAGAGAAAACAAAGGGGATCATCCTAAACCCTTTGCCAGACGCTAAATCATCCCTGTTGCCCACAGATGTTGCAGCATTATTCCATGCGTTTGAACTAGAATTGTCATCAGCAAACGTGTCTTCAAACTGAATGAACTCAGTTCCACCACGCCTCATAACGCCACCATCTCTTGTTGGAATACCGTTGATAATAATATCGCAACTATTGCGGTAGGAGTCTAGATTGGTTCTTCCACGCCACTTAGGGCTGATCTCACCACCTGTGAAATCATTAACAATGTAACTAAAGCGGGACACTACTCCTGATACCTCGCATCTAGCCAGCTTGTAGCACCGATGCGATCAGAGCTTCCCTCCTGTCCATCGTAGCTGCGAGCAAGCGATAGCTGCTCTTTATACTTGTTATACATATCTACACTTAACGTCCTAGAACCAGTGATTGGATAAGCTAAATCAGATGCCAAGTAGTAAGCCAAAGCCTCTACAAAGTTTGCATCAAAATCATCAGGATATTCACTAATATCCTTTATATAACGTATTTCTAGTGTGCTTGAATTAGCAAGAATGTAATCACCCTCTCGCTTCCATGCAAAGAATGTTCCGCCATTGCTCTCATCATGGTATTCAGCATCTACATTTAAAATCCTAAGACAATCTTCAGGAATTGCGAATCGTGATGAATACCCATACTCTGGGGCCGTTGCGTCTTTTGCCACCTGAACTCGATCAATTGCAAAGTTCCAAGGATGCGCCCTAAGTAGAGCCTGAGCAAGCCTCGGGTAAAGCTCCTTACAAAGCCGGGCGTTTTTGTTGGCTTCTGTAAGAGAGCTGATCCTTGACGCTCCCAATTTCGCTAAAGCAGAGTTGCATATAGTTACCTTTGAGATCGCCAAGAATCATTCCCTCCTAAATTAATCTAGTACGTACTGAATGTACAAGCCGATTGTTCCGCTAGTAGCAGAAGTGTCGGTAGCTACAGTCACCGCTGGCTGTACAGCAGCGTCGAACTTCTTGAACATTCCAGCTTCTGCAAAATGATCTTCTTGCATGGACTCGTGACCTTGGTTGGTCACTGCAGCGCCATCAATAAAACCATCAGCAGATGCAGCTTCAACAGCTGATCCGCCAGACAATTCAGCAGACGCCTGCCAACCAACATCCAATGTTCCTGCGCCCAAAGCGTCAAAGAACAAATGAACGTTAAGAACTCGCGCACCCTTAGGGATGAGTCCACCCATAAGAATGACATCGGCTGCACTCATGTCAGCAGTAAGCTCGTATGTATCATAAATACATCGAACTCGGCCGCCTTGCTCACCAACTCCAGCCTTGGCTGAAGGAACGTCAACTAATGCTTTATCTGCGTTTACTCCGTATAATGTTGCCATCTTCGTCTATCTCCTTATGATTGCTTGCAGAAAATTTCTACAACCTTTTCTTCTTCCAAACGAGTAGCTCCGATGCTCATTCTAGAATAAACCTGATTAGCGTAAGACTTGTCAGCTCGCTCGCTGATCTTGGTCTCAATGTCCTTACCAATAGAAAGCAATAGGCCGTCTTGTGCCCATGCAATCATTGACTTGTAAGTGCTATCAAGTGTTCCAGAACCTGATCCAACCGAACCGTCTGTATAACTAAAGCTTGAAGTCAAGCTAGTTGCAGGAAGCAACTCTAGTCGAATGAACTTGAACCCGAGGAAAGTGTCAACCTGTCCCTGAACAAGCGCCTTAACAACGTTGTAATCAGAGCTAGTAACTTCTGTCTCAGCCAATAGGCTTTGAAGAGCAGAAGCGTTGATTGCACAATATCGAGGAATCATCTCATCAACGTCGTTTGCATCCAAAATCTCTTTAGCGCGACGAAGAACTTCAACGTTCATGTTGGCACCAGCGTTGCCTGCATCGTTAACAGCTGTCAAACGCTGAGAGTCACCAAGACCTACAGCAGTAGATCCGTCAACTCCGCTGTAAGCATTGCCCAAAGCTTGGTTGATGATCTTCTCGTCCATTGCACGACCCATAGCGAATACTTGTGCTTGCAAGTATGGGCTTTCAGGGTCGATCAAAGTACGAATCTTGTCTTGATCGTCGATCAAATCAGCATATTCGTAGTCGGTCAAAGTAACTCGTCTACGAGAATGTGGAGTGTCAATTAGTGGAGTGTCAGAGTGACGAGAAGTCTTCTCAACAGCTGTGACTTTCCCTAGTCTTTCATAAAATGCCTCGCTGCCTTTTTGCATTTCATTGCGTACGGCGCCACGAAGACGTGATCCTTTTTGTTGCGATAGATGAAACAGTAAATCCTTATACTGCTTCACAAATGCGGTAGTAATTTGTGAACTCATAGAAGTTCCCCTCCTTAAAGATGTAAATTTTTAATTGCGTGGGTTGTCTTCTATAAGAAGGCCCGAATGTGAATCCTCATCAGGCATTAAGCTGCTTCTTTCGGGCCGCAATGGTTATCCGTAGCTTAATATAGGGGCCAACTAAGGTTATCCCTACCTAATTTAACTCTTGACAAATAGTATATTACTCTTGTTCGCCAGTTACAATACCCTGCAAGTACAAAAGTCTTGACTTATCCTTTTCATACCCAGGATGCGCTGGCCCCTTCCAATAAGGTCTCTCAGGATTATTCATGATCTGAGCAATCTCGTTTTGAGCCTCTTCGCGAGTGACCTCAAGAGAATTATTACCCTCCCCTGAAACCTTATCCTCACCAATCAAAGAACCAGCCTTAGCCAACATCTTCAAAATTGCCGGAGAATTGCCAAGCCCCGCCTGATTCAACTCATTAAAGGCCTCTTCTCCACCGAATTCACGCGCTGCAGCTTGTGCAAGCTTAACCTGCTTATCATACGCAGGCCCCCACTCACGCTTTAATTCCGCTTGAGCCTCTTCCATCTTTTGCATCGCCTGCTTCTGATATTCTTCCATCACTCCAGAATTAATCTCTGAAAATGCATTCACAAGCTGTTGAAACTGCTTGGGTAATACCCCAGCCTTATGAGCCTGCTCACGAAGCTGACCAATCACGCCCTCATCTAATCCATCAGGCGTTTCAACCTTATACTCATCTAACTGCTCAGGAAGACCCAGCTTCTTATAAACCTGCTTCCAGTCATCATCAGTAGCGTTCTCGCCAGGCAGGGATACCTTATCACTACTAATCGCTCGTCTTGCGTGAACATAACTTTTCGCCAAATCAGCAGGGCTCTTAAATTTAATAATATCCGGGTTAGATTTAAGCTCATCAGGTAGAGAAGAATACCAACTCTCATTATTAGACGGTTCCTGAGAAGCCTCCGGCGCCTGTGTACCACCCAATACTGAACCCTGTTCTTGCACTTGCTCTTCGCTCATAGTCTTACTCCATTCCCCTCTTATCAAAATAAATCTTGCCTAATTGATGAAAACAACAGTTAATCGCTGCATTCAATCTCTGATAATCCTGCATACGAACTGCCTGCTCTTCTTCTTTTAAATACTTCATCTTAGAACACGCCCTCATCAAGCTCCTTCATCTGGCGCCTTATAACAAGAAGCTGCCTTAAATCATGAACCACTGCTTCCTCTAATTCATTAGTAGTCGTCGACGACTGATCCATCTCGCTGCTCCTTTTCTACCCTCTCGATTCGGGCTCTGAGATCATTAGGATCGCTATTAAGCAAATAAAGAATACGAAGTATAACACTGCGCTCTCCCTCCCTATATGCCATTTCTATTCCATTAGGCCTCTTACTAAGAGTCGGACTCAACACATGATGAACCCTCATCATGTCATCTAAAACCTCTTGTCCATCTGGAGTATTAAAAAGCGCCCTGTATTTAATGATCTTATCTATGTCGTTTTTCTTCATAAAACTTTATAGGTGGGGGCTTGGGTAGATTAGGTAAGACCCCCTCGCCCCCTAGGTTCACGGACTAAGTACAACCTAGAATCTAGTTCTACCCCGCCTGATTGGCTGCTGCAACCGCTGGACCCACTTTAGAGATCCTATCCGCCTCTTGATTGGCCTCTTCCTGCTGCTGCATCTGCTGTTGAGCCTCGGCCCGAGCCTCTCTAATCTCGGCTATCTGCTCGTCGTTTCTCAATCCCCTCTGAGGGAA